ACCGCTTCCCGTCCGCCTGCTTTTTGCCGAGCAACTTTTTGAGCGCCGGGTTCAGCCGGACCCACGAGGCTTCGGACATCTTGCCGGGCCTGGACATATCCCCGGTTGGCTCATTGCCTTCGAGATCCGGGTGTACATCGTTGGCCAGGTCTCCGTAGGCGCGCTTTAAGGTTTCGATGGTCACAGGCCAGCGCGCGATAACGCATTCGTCGTCCTGGATACGGCTGCCCGCGCCAATCGTCATCACGTTGAGCGGCCCAAGCGGCATGAACTCGCAATCGCCCATTCCGTTGTTGAGCGCGGAGTTCCATTGAATTTTGGCGTAGCCCGTGTGGAGAAGTGCCCACATCACAGCCTGGGTCAGCTCCGCCTCGAAGTCGGTGAATCGAGCCCACATCCCGATCATCTCGTTAAGTAGGTCTTGAAGTTTAGTAAACTCCTCGTCCTCGTTAGCGAACTTGACCTGGAAGTCGGGTTCGATGTCGGTGAGCAAGCCGGCCATCTCGACAAACTGCCGAAAGAGGCGGTTGACTGTGGGGCGGGAGCGGCCAAACCGGGACTTTGCGTTCCACTGCTGGCCGGAGATGTAGTCAATGAGCCGAGAGGTCAGACGGATCTCGCGGGAGTCCGCAAGTTCTCGCTCGCCTTCTTCGTAAACGGCATCTGCCCAAGCGAGAACATCCCGCTCCAGCGCCTTTTCCGGTCTCTCTTTGAAGTCAGCCATCGCGGAAAGTTTACCTGATGCCAAGGGTTTCGGTGAGAACTTGCGGAGATATTTTTCTGGGCCAGTTATTCAGTATGAGCCAGAGCCCCGGCGATGCGCGTCTCCCACTTGACGACCTCGGCGGTCAGATTTTCCACCTGGCCAGAGAGTTCGACGTTTAATTTGGCTGCGGCAACCATCTCGGCGCCGTTCTTCACGCCCAACTTTCGCAGCTCGGCCGCCTGCGCGCCATCGATCAGAACCGGCTCGCCAGCCATGCAGCACCGGATGAGCGAGGCTATTGTCGGATGGAAGCGCTCGCCCAGCGCCTCTTTCGCTCTCATCAGAACTTCCTGGTTCACCCAGACCTCGGCTTTCACGTCGCCGGCCCCCGCCGCAAACCGGACCTCGGTCTTCATCATGTCCGGCTTCATCGCCCAAAACTGCGCGTGGCTGAGCCGGTGGCCCATCAAGCAAAAGCAATCCCTGTTATCCCGCATCGCCTGGACTGCGGGGCTTCCATTGTTGCGGCACATCGGGCAGTACGCCCCGGTCACATTGTCGCCTGTCAGCATTCTCGCCTCCTACCATTCATCGCCGAAGTCTTCCAATCCCCGCCCTGGCCCGGCATTGGCCATAGAGCTCTTGTAAGCCCACACCAAATCCGGAGTGATGTCCGTCGTGGCGAGGCCGTGCTTTGAGTGTAAATCAAATTCAGCGCCCATGGTGTCGAAGATTGGCGAGTAGAGCGTGTTCGCGTTACAGACCAGAATCGGCTTTACCTGCCAACCCGCCTTGCCTTTGATCATCGTGTCCGCTTCCGCCTGGGTGTTGTACTGCCCGCGCTGGCGCATGATGTTGTCGTAGACGCCGTAGATGTGAAGTTCGCCGCTCTGCCGGACGTGCTCGGTCGCCGCGCTGATCTTGAGGTGCTTCGTCGTTTCGCGCAAGCAATAGAGGCCGATCATTGCCGTCATCACGCCATCATCTTCGTTGCCTTGCCCCTCAGATCGTCCTCCTGAGTCCAGCGCCGCAAAGTCTACCATCTCGTCGAGCAGGTCGGCATCTCGGATAACAACTGTACGGTCGAGCAGTGCTTCGTTCATGGTTCCGATGATCTCGTCGCGAGTCTTTGATGTGGTCAGCCAATGCAGGTAATTGCTGGCTTGATGCGTCAGCCGGTCTTTGAACTGCGGACGATACAGGTTCGGGTAATCCATATCGCGCAACTCGTTGCCGGTTGTGATGCCATCCTTCATGTATTCGTTGGCTACTTCGGCACCATTGTAGAAGAGGCCGATTGCCGCAACGACGTGCGCGAATTTCTTCGGAGGTATCCAGCCCCACCAGGTCGCAACTTGTGTATCTGGCTCTATGCCTTGCCCGGCACGAAAAACATTCGCAACCGAGAAGTCTCCTCCGTTTCCTAGCGCAACGTCATCGGACACATAGTAAGTTGCCCCCTGCTCCGGCATCTCCCAGATGTGCATTCTCTTCCCGCCACGTCCCGACTTACGTCGAGGGAGAATCTCATCGTCGGCCACCGGCATGATGTCGTCTGTGTTGAATCGCGGCGGCTCCATCGAAACCAGACTAATCTCTCCGGCATAGAGAGGCTTGCAAACCTTATTGATTTCCTGCCATTCAAGAGAGTCGCGGTCAAACGCGCAGAGGCCTGATGATTGAAACGCTTCATTGGGTGTGAGGGGATACGACTCAAGGAATCCAGCCTTGGTCCCTGAGCGCTTCGCCGCGCGCAGACGAACACGCCGGAAGTTCCAGAAAGTATCTGGTATCTCGAAGTGTTCTTCTTTTTTAATGCGCTCGTTGAACGTCGTCTCTTCTTCAGATAGATCAAACGCTCCTTTGATTGGCAGATAGTATTTCTTCACCTTATAGACTGGAATCCAGACCGGGCGCATATCGCCGTCTCCATCAACCGCTGAACTCCATTGGTCATAAAACAATCCTTCACGGCCATAGCCGGTTGACTCGAAGACTTGGAAAGTGTCGAGCGCGTTCATTGACGGCTTCACGTCGCCTTCATAAATTTCATCGTTAGGCCAACGGGAAACTTCAGAGGCGTGGAGACATCTGATAGTGCGGCCGATGGCAACTCCTGAAGTTTGCGTCGCTGGAGATACCTGCAATGCGGAGCCAAGACCGGGGTCTACCATGCGCTCTTTCTCATCGGCGCGCTGAAACTCAATAGCTCCCTTCTTCGTCTTATACATATACTCAGGCCTCAGCCACCACGGAAGATTCGCATAGGCATTCAAGCTGAGTTTGTAGATATGTTCCGATGTTACTTCATTCTGCGCGATAATCATTGTGAAGCAGTGCGGAGTAAAGATAGTCCGATGGAACATGGCCGCCGCCGTCCAGACCGAGATACCTGTCTGTCGCGGCTTGAGAACGATGATCTTGCAATAACCGTTCGCCGCCCACTCCTCACACATCGCCTGATAGACAATCTCTTGATGATCCCAGAATGGGTAGAGAGATTTTAAGACACCTTGCTCGGTCGTGATGAAGTGGTAGTTCTCAAGATAGTAGCGGAGGTCGAGAGCTTTTTGCACTTCATTTTCTATGAATACAAGACCGTCTTTGGGAAGTTCCGCCCATGCGCGAGTAATATCCTGATCGCATCGGATATAGTGGTCCTGTAAAACATCAATAGCGTCGTTGAGTGAGGAGTCTTTACGTGGTACTCTCATCCTCAACCTCTTCCTCATCTTCGCCTTCGTCTCCGCCAAAATCCTTGAACTCGTCGGCAATTTCGTCTTCGGCGCTGACTACCTCGGCCTCTTCGATCTCCTGTTCGTTCGCCAAGCCGATCTGTTCACGCTTCTTGCGAAGAATCTGCTCGAAGCTCATGCCGGGACCGAAGCCGCCTCCGGCAATACCTCCGGCATTGAATTGTTGATTCAACTGCAGAGCCGGAGTCTTCGGCTGGACCGTCTCCATCATGCCGCGGACTTGCTCAACAGTTTTCAGGCGCATCGCGGTGTCGGGATGGGTTTTCACCTTCCCGGTTTCCTTGTCCACGAAGATGACTTTCTCCGCTTTCATGCCGTCTTTGAAAACAGTGCTCACGCCTTCAAGTTGATCCATCAGCACCTGGACAGCTTTGACGTTGAGCACGGAGAGTTGGTTGCGGAAGGTCCATTCCTTGATGCGGTCGATCGACGCCTTGACAGTGAGCGGGTTGACGCCCTCCTCGGCCGCCAACTGCGCTTCGGTTTTTTGAAGGCCTTCGATCTGGAACCAGCGCCGGAGATCCGCCTCGGTGGGACTCGCCAGGTTCCGATAGCGGTTCACGCGGCTCTTGCTGCGCACAGCCAGCGCTGAGCCCGGCGGCGGTATGGGGGCTTTGAGTGGCCCCTCTCCCCGCTTTTTCTTTGCCGCTGCGGGCATAGACTAGACCTCTGCCGGGGATTCTGTGAGGAGCGCCTGCTCTTCGGCTTGGGCTTGCTGGTCGAGCGTCGCGGTGGGGCTCAAGCCAAACCCGGACGGCGGAGCGCCAAAAGTGGACTCCTCGGGCGCAAACTCTTCGGCGCCGTACTCGTGAGTCGACCTGGACTCAGTTTCGAGGAAGAGTTGCTGGAGGACGCCGATCGCTTTTTCCAGCCGGAGGCACGCTTGGATGCTGCGCGCGGCGGCACCCTGTAGAGCCTCAGCGTTGATCTTGTCGATCCCGGCCTGCATGGCGGCGCGGTGCGCCTCCAGGATGGCGGCCAGCTCCCGGCGGTGATCTTCGAGCAGCCCGCGGACCTCGGTGCGAATTGCGACGAAACTTGACTTGGCTGACTCGATGGTAGCCTTGCTCTCCGCCTGGTGTGCGGCCAGTAGCCGGCCAGTCTCTGCGTAGACTGCCGCTGATTCCGCTTTTGCTCCGGCCAGTTGGCGCTTCAGGTTGAAGGCCAGCCAGATCAGCACGGCAACCCCGCCTAGCAGCAGGAACAGGAATAGGGCGGCGAAGATGGAGAGGGACACGATTCCGACAATGCTCATGGTTGGCAGTTTACTCCAACATATTCCCGCTTGCAAAATAAATTTCAAATATACTGTTTTGTCACATTGACACGGCGTTACGTTGTGATATATTTTTTCTCATGGCCTTCGTAAAACTCGACACTGGAATCCTTGATTCAACCCTTTGGATCGAACGTGATCTGCGGGAAGTCTTCATCACAGCCCTGCTTATGGCAGAGCCAAAAGAGTTTGATGAACCAAGCCGGCAGATCGAAGTCAGCCGCCTAGAGTTCACTGGCTTTGTAGCGCCACCTGGCTGGTATGGGTTTGTCCCTGCTGCCAGTTTTGGCATTATCAACCGAGCTGGAGTTGGAAGAGAGGCTGGTATCGAAGCCCTCCGCCGTATGGGAGAGCCGGAGATTGAGAGCCGATCAAAAGACTTTGAAGGCCGCCGAATGATCCGCATTGACGGCGGATATTTAATCCTTAACTATATGAAATATAGAGACAAAGACCACACTGCAGCTGAGCGACAAAGGCGGCTCCGCGCCCGAAGAAAAGCTTTGGAAGAGGAGATTGTCACGGCGTAACGTACATAATGTCACGCCGCTATGAGTCGTTACAGTAACGTAACATCACACAGTCAGATGCAGATGCAGATGCATTTCTTAAAAGCATAGGTTTTTCTATGTAGTGTATTTATCTCTCTGTACTTTTGTGGGCAAAACATCGAATTTGAATGATTTACAACGGTTACGAAAGGAAACTTCAATGCCAGCAAACCTTGAACTTCTAGCCACCAGTCGCGTGATGGTAGATCAGGTGATCGCCCGCGGACAGGTTCCCGTCATGTTCCTGATGAACCGCGCAACCTCCCAGGCGCTCGCCGAGACGCTGGCCGCCGCCTACAGGGAGCGCTTGTCCACCTTCCGGCGGCTGTGGCTACGAATCCGGCACGGGAAGGCTGCGCCTCAACTGGAGTCCCTGCACGGCATCCCTGTGGGCCGGGCCGACTACCTGCCACCTGGGGGTTTGTTCCTACAGAGCGTGGACCGCGCTCAGATGGGCCAGCCAGCGGCGCCAGCAGTTCCAACGTCGATGAGACCACCTGCCGGCATGGAACAGGCCGCTCAAGACGCGCGGCAGCAGCTCGCGGCGCGGGGTGAGGAATTCTGGAAGAAGGATCGCGTCCAGGCGCTGAACGACGCGATGGACGGCGTAGCGGCTGGCGAGATCCGGCCGACGCTGAACGACCTGTCGAGTGGGAACGGCGAGCGGCCGTCGGCGAGCGATGTGCTGATGAAGGCGATGGATGACGTGGATGATCTGAACGGCGTGGTGGTCGTGCGGGTCCATAGGAACGGGAGCGTAGACCTCTGCCTTAACGTGGACCAGTTCGCCGCCCAGGGTGTGCTGCAGCGCGCGCAGATGTTTTTGGCGCAGAGGGGGTACTGAATTGGGAATAGGAAATCATGAACTTCCAAACAAAGGGGAGAGTGTTATCTGGCTTACCCCGCCATGTATTATTCAATCGCTCGGAGTTTTCGATCTCGACCCATGCGCAGCGCCTAGCCCAAGACCGTGGCCGACAGCACAGCGACACTTTGAACTTCCCGAAGATGGTCTTTCTTTACCATGGAAAGGCAGGGTCTGGCTCAACCCTCCCTACGATGAGAACATCGGGAAGTGGATGGAGAAGATGGCTCTTCATGGGAGCGGCATCGCTTTAATCTTCGCACGCACAGAGATTGAAGTGTGGCAGAGGTGGGTGTGGCCTTACGCAGATAAGATACTCTTCATTGCAGGGAGACTCTCTTTTTATTTTCCAGACGGAACAAAAGGAAAAGGAAGCTCTGGCGCACCATCCACTTTGATTTCATATTCTAAAAAAGACTCCGAGATACTCTATAACTCAGGTATCGCCGGAGCCTTTGTTGATATAATCAGACCAAGAGTAGGTCAATCCTCTACCAGCGTCCAGCAGTCGTGGTGAACAAACTTTTTGCCCTTCGGCGCAAGATACTTGAGGACCAGATCATTTCCCACACTGCGATCACCCTTGAAGATTTGGGACAAGAGCTGCATGGAAATCCCAATCTCAGTCGCGAACTGGACCTGGGTCATTCCGCCTTGACGGTCCTTGAGCATATCCCGCAGTTCGCTGGCTGTGTATGGGGCTGGTGTGGGCTTCATATTGTAACCTCACTGAAGAGCGGTGTTCCTTCGATTGACTTAGCGCTATGCTTGTCGAGGTACTGACGAGCAAGGTTCTTGATTCGATCTGGGTCGAGTTGAAGTTTCTCTACCAACTCTATGTTGGGGTCTCGGATACCTTTAATCTGTTGCTCTTTGACTCCGTTCACTTCAACCATGAACGGGTCAGATCCATCATCACAGACCATGTAGTACACGTTGACTGAGTTCTCCTGACCGTCTCGCCACACTCGACCAATGTTCTGTTCGTGAACCCCTGGCGACCAATCCAATTCTCCGAAGACAACCATATTGCAGGAACCTTGAAGTCCGTCAAGACCAGCCCCTGAACGCAAGGACATGATGAGAACCTTCGCTTCGCCGGCAATGAACCGCCGCTTCGCTTCTTCTTTCTGAGCGATAGACTCCTGACCGGTGTACATCGCAATTGGAATGTCTACGAACTTGTCTTTCCAGATTGCGTACACGGCATGGTGCCATCCATAGAGAACAACCTTCTCTCCGGACTCGACCAACAACTTCACAAACTCGGCCACATAGGGAGCTTTCGCCACTCCTGTAGCCTGGCGCAGCCTCCAATCGAATTCATCGGCGGCGCGCATCTTGTCGATACCCATGCCGCCAGCCTTGAGCAGCATCTCGGCGAGCTCGGCGCATGTCTTGCTCACCTGCTCAAGCGCATCAAGATCAGCATCGACGTGTTGTACGTCGGCGTAACACGGAGGCAATTCTCTTCCAACTTCTTTGCGCGTCCGTCGCAGCATCAGTCCAGCCTCACGCATATACGCACCAAACGCTGCCGGGTTCTTGATGCTTGCCTTGTCGGACGATGAGTAGTCGTTGCACCATTCAGTGAAGAATTCAGAACTGCTTCCCAAGGCACCTGGGGATACTGCTTCCATCACGTTGAATATCTCACCGCCGTAGTTGTAGATCGGAGTGGCGCTCATGCCCATGCGATAGTCCACGGAGTCGGAGAGAAGTTTCGCAGCCCTGTAGCGGTTGCTATCACCATGGCGAAGCTCCTGAACTTCGTCGAAGACTACACTCTTGGAAGTCTTCGCGAGAGTTTCTGCCCATCCGGAGAGTTTGCTGTAGCTAAGAATCACCACATCTGGGTACGGAACTGTGCGGCGCCGGAACCGCGTCATGTCATACGGCTGACCTTTGTTTACGACGTGGACACCGAGCCATGGAGCGAAGTGTGCCAACATGGACTGTACCTGTCGCGGGAGATGCGTGAGCGTGACGTAGACTGCTGGCCTGGTGCGCGGATCGGAGATGGTAAGAAAAGCAACGAGGCTCTTCCCAAGCCCAACATCATCGGCAAGAAGCAGGGAGCCAGTCGTCAGAAGCATCGACGCAGCAACCAGTTGGTACTCGCGCTTCTCACAGTTCAACTCAAACGACAGCGGGGCTTGCTGCGCGCTTAGGAATCTGTCGACCAGAGTCATCTTCTCGCGGTATTGATTGGCTAGAGATGACACCTGCTCGATTCCATCACCCTCGACCGGATAGCGTTCGATGAACCATTCCAGATCACGGCAGTTCTCGGGGGTCATGGAGAGCTTGAGCGCTCCTACGCTTCCCTTGTCCACCTTCGGAAAGACGCGCTTGAAGCGCAGAGCGACGTGGGGCACAAGGCTAAGACGAATCCATTTCCCGTTGATCTGCATCGTTCCGTAGGTCTTCACAGCATCCCCCATCCGAGAAATAGAACTACGACCGGCTTGCCGTTGACAATCTCTGGAATGATCGAATGGCGACACCGGTTTGTAACAACAAGCAACTCGTCGATCTGTTCATCCTGGGAGTAGCGGTGAATCTGTCTCATCACTGCCGAGAGAGGGTGACCAACCTTGACCTCGACGCCAACCCGGTCAACCATAAAGTCAATGCGATCTCTTTTGGAAAGTGATACCTCTTCACCGAACTCCAACCCCTCCGCCGTAAAGGCCCGCTTAATTCCCTCTTGCAAATCCTGCTCGTTGGCGTAGTTGAATCGGTAACCCTTCAGGATGTTGCAGACCTGTTGAGCGTTCATTACTTCTTCCCCCAGGCGCCGATCTTGTCGAGTCCGAACGGCAACGTCCAGGTCGACGGCAACACCCAGAGCACGCGCAGATGCAACTTCGTCTGCCATTCATCGACAAGCGCCGGGTAGACCTCGACGGCCACAACTTCAGGACCGAATATCTCGTGGACCGCGCGTTGGATTTCCTCCCACGACAACTGCTCAATATCGCCGTGCCTTATCAATGTCGCCTGGACGACTCCTCCGATCGAAGTCTCCACTTTGAATAACTGGCATTCGATGCGGCTGTTGGCGTAGATAGCCATGCAGTTGATGAGCAACGGGTAGTCTTGCTCCATCTGCGAGGTGATCTCTACTTTCTCGAACGGCGTCCACTGCCGGCCATAGGCTTTGAGTAATGCTGTCTTGCGAACCTTCGTCATCGTAACGCCTCCATAACCGTGTCGATCGCTTCCGCACTCTTGACCATCGCAGTCGTAAACCTCAGTAGCTTGAAGCCGGCCAAAGATGCCGCGTTATACTTACGACAATCCCACTCAAATCCCTCTCCGCGCGAATGACGGCTCTTACCAAATTTGGTTGCTCCTTCGATTTCGACAACCAAGTTTCGCTCGGGAAAGAAAAAGTCGAAGCGCCACTTTCGGCCGGGAATCAATTCCACTTCGCGCTCAGGCATCAATCTCTCAACCTTGCAGTGCAGCAAAAATGCCTCTTCACCGGGACTCAGCGCCTTGGGTATCTTGCTCATCGCCCCCGCCTCTCTTCCGGTAACAGTTCGTCCGGCACGTTGAAGAACCCCTGCCTGCCTACCACGAGCGGTCGTTTCTCTACTGCTATCAGGCGCACATTCTCAAGTTTGAAAGCGTAGCGCCACTTTCCATCGTCTCCGTTATCTGAAAAGTCTCCCCAAAACTCAGCATCTCCGATTCTGCCCCGCAAGTTGGTAACGGGCGTGCAGTCTACCAGATCGCAAACACAGATAATCTTGCCATAGTCGAGAGCCCATAATGCTTGCTCTTTCGCCTGGAGACGGACCTTGACTTGCTTGAAGTAATCCCACGGATAATCAATCTGTCTGAACTTCTTCTTTGCCGCGTGAATCGCAAGCTGACCACGATAATTGGTTGACCATCCACGAGTTTCAAACGGTTTCAAACCAAGGCCAATCGCAATCGCGTGAGGTTGCCAAAGACTCAATGCTTTCACAGTTTCCACCTCTCTTTCTTCACAGGTACGTTGACCTTGCGCCGCTCCCTGCCCCACCGAATACTTGTCCAGACGGCCCCGATGAGTACGCCGACCACAAGCAGGAGAGCGCCCCACACGATATGCGTCGCATCGGCGCTCATGACTTCACTTCCGGCGCGTGCTGCCAATGTTCGTGCGCAGGCGGTTCTGACTCGCAGCATCCCATACACTCATCAGCGCCACAAACTACCTTCTTATCTTTATTCAAAAACCTGCAATTGCGGCACTCTTTGATTATGGTGTCCTCCGGTTGCTTCTCCTCCGGCGCTGGCGGGATCGGCTTTGGCTTCCAGTGAGTCACCTTATTGTTGAGGTCAACCATCACAGAGTCGTATTGTCCGCCATGTGTTTCCTCTTCGCGGTGCCATCCTGTTCCGCGCATATTGCCTTCTTCCGCAAAAGGATCGTTCCCGTCAACATAGTTAGGATCGTCGGGGTTCGCGTCCTCGTCTTCATAGAAGTAATCACCGTATGCGGCCAGTTCAACGTAACCGCCTACTCCGTTGTCACACTTGACCCATACAAGCCAGTTGTGCGCGTGGCCTTTCTCTGGCAACCGCTCATCGACGCTGATCCACTCCGCAGCTTTCCGCGCCTCGGCTAGATCGTGCTCAAGCTTGGCGAGCTCCCGTTCTTCGTAGGATGTGTAATTAAAACCTAAACTATCCTTTGCCATTGTCAGACCTCTCTTTCTGCTCTACGCCGGTTGCGGGCACTGCTGCACGGGCGACGAGCCAAGCGTGTTCTGTTACTTCACAATCACGCCAATGCCAAGGAGACTTAGCAAGTAGCGCATCATCCCTTCGGCAAAACTGCATTGCGTCGATGAGATTCGGTGTAAAGTCTCTTGAATTGTGTCCTGTCCAATAGCCGAGACTTTTAGCATTTCCATCCTCAAATCTCTCTACGACGTAGAATACTTGTTCGCTCACCCGCGCTGTCAGCCTATCCACCTGGGCCTTGAGCCTCTGTATCTCTTCCAGTTTAGCTCTGTCTCCTGGGATCACGGTTATATCCGCACTGCCCGCGAGTGAACCCACTAAAGTAGGCTTCGGGTTGCAGTAAGGATTTTCGCAACGCTCAAAGAATTGATTGTGCCTTCTACGTTATGAAAGGCTCGGCGCACAACGAGATGCTCGGCGAACAGTGCGGCGTTCTCTTCCATCTCCCGGTCGATGCGCTCGATGAGATCGTATGCCTCAGATGGGTCTACTGGAGCGCCATCTTTGACTATTTCAAGAAGTTCTTGAAGATCGGTCGCGTACTTCAACTCATCCATTGTGGGCCTCGCTTTCCTTTCGCAGTTGCACGATCTTACCAATACGAAACGTCTCAGCATCCTCACGCGAATACCAATCTTTTCTCATGTAAAGGATGTTTTCGCCGTCAAGTTGCACGACCCATACAGCGTTGTGATTCGGACTAAGTCCCTCATTAACTATCACACGCTGCTCCGCAGTCTTCGGCTTGGGCATGGGCGCGGGCTGGAGACGAGCGATAATCTCTACACCAGCATTGAGCCAGTTGGCCTTAATAGCTGCCGCCCTGATCTGCTCCAGCGTGTACGACGCGGGGCGGTTGGCGAGTACGGCGATAGCTACATCGACTTCGCGTGCGAGAAAGATTCCGTTGTTCTCGTTGCAAATACAGCGATGCAGGCCTGTCGAGCATTTTGCAAGCAACGCTATCAGACTTGTATCGCTCAGCGCCCCGTTCGCGTGCTGCTGCTCAGTTGCCATGTGGTGCCTCCTCGTTGTGGACAAAGAAGTAACTATCGTCGTCTCTGTACTCCTTCTTGGGAACGCACCAGCACTCAGGAACCAGGCAGTGATTACGTCCGAATGTAGGAATGCAGTGATCGACCGACCCGTGTTCGTCGCGCCAGTTGATAACGACCCAGCCATGCGCTGCGGCTTCTTCCGGAGTCGGCACATACTCATCGTCAACTTCATGCCCGTCAGAGAAACAAAGCGGTGCCTTCGCCTTATAGTGCTCGCTGTCCGCGATGAAGAATTTGATGTACTGGCCGTTCTCAAACATGAGTTGGATGAAACCGTCTGCGTCTTTGTCGGCGAGTTCGCCAACCTCGTTCTGTGTGATCTCCAGCAGTCGCTGGCCGATGAACAAGCCGAGGATTTCGCGGATGTTGGCTACGACTTCGGGTTGGTCGGTCATCGATCTTCTCTCTCCATGCAGCGGAACAGCCAATACTTGAATTTGTCTACGAGGAAGTTGGCCTGGGCCACCGTCAATTCGTTGTCGAGCGAATGGCCTCCTCCTGTGGATTTCAGCGTGTAGATGACCAACACCTCTTCGATGTCGTCAGCATTGCCGGCAATGTCCGCGGCGAGATCCACGATGCTTTCGATGTGCTCTGAATTCATGCAGCCTTCTTGTGCGGCGGGTAATCCGCCGGGAAACCGCAGTGCGCGCAGCCCTTGCAGCACGGCTTACCCATGGGAACGAACTGGTGGGCGCCATCGATCAGCACCGGAGGCGGCGTGCGCCATCCGGAGAAATGAAGCGTGATCTTGTTTTCGTTGAGCGTCGGCATGGGAACCTCCTATTTTTTCACTTTGATAATCTGCATCCGTGCAGAAACGTTTCGGACTCTTTCCTTGTCCCAATATGGCGACTTGCATCCAGGGCATTGAGCCGGCCGAGTGGTTCTTCGGAGCCATTCTTTCCCGCAACGATTACACTTCGCCATCAAACTCTCCAAGTTCACCATATCCTCACCAGCCTTGCCATTTTCATTGTCGGAGTTGACCAGTCGATCCCATCTGTTTCAACAGCTAATCCGTATTGAATCAAGCCGAGGTCTTCAGGGGAAAGAGCAAACCACTCGTTCGTGCCAACGTGACCGCGAGGAGCCGGATACCTTTTCGCCGCAAACATCTTATGCAATTGGCCCTCAATACACCGTGAAAGCCGTCGATCAAATCGCCGAGCAAAGAGAATATCCACACCCTTTCCAAGCCATACCGCCCGAAGCCTCGGAGTTTTACTCGATCCAATCTTAAAAATATTCTTCATCTTTTTCTCGCCAGGTTCTTTGACCTGCATCCATGCCACGTACACAAATTCATCGCTATCCTGCTTATTGCAGAATTCCAAATTCGGGGTCCAGCCCAACGGGATATTTAGCACCGCAGCCTCTTTCGTATTACGATAATCATATTATCACGCTCCAATGAGCATTGCAAGCTAAATCTACACCAGTGCGGATTTTATTTTCAACATAGATGCAGAACCCCTCCGCTTCCTAGCAGAATTGCAGAATGAGAATTTGAAAAAATGTATGGGAACGGTTGGTCGTGGGTCGTGGGCGTGCGGAAGACCCCCACCCCTTCACATCGCGTTGGGCGCGGAGGGCGTTGCGCGGTGAGGGCGCGGCGAGCCGGCCGGGGCAGGGATGGGCGCCGCGCGGGGCGCGCGTGCTCCGCGAACGGGGCCACCGGCAGGGAAAACGCTCCTTCGGCTATGTTCTCGATGAATTCTATCTATCTTTAATGGTATCTACAACTTGCGCCGATCTCTACCCTCTCATGTGTTGAGGCTATACACAAGGGCCGCATTGTATCCTTATATATGGTGGATGTTTGAGCACATCGCCGGGATGGTTAGCGCCTTGCCGGGTTGCAGTCGGAGCAGGTGAGCCAGTTAGCCCAGCCGTG